ACAGCCCCAGGGTCTGGCTTGTTACAACGACAGTGATCCCTTTGTTGCCCAATGGCTGGGAAACCTCATTATCGCAGGGCTGATATCAGGTCAAACGAGGTGGCGATGTTTGCAGGTTCCCTTTTTGCCGGCATCGGCGGGCTTGACCTGGGTCTTGAGCGGGCTGGATTCAAAATCATATGGCAAGTAGAGAGAGACAAATTCTGCCAACAGGTTCTTAGAACCCATTGGCCTGGAGTGACCCTCTATGACGATGTGCGCGAAGTCGGAAGAAAAAACCTCATACCAGTTGACCTTATTGCCGGAGGATTCCCCTGCCAGGATTTGTCCATTGCCGGAAAGCGGGCGGGCCTTGATGGAGAGCGGAGCAACCTCTGGTATGAATTTGCACGCATTATTGATGAGCTTGCGCCTGCATGGGTGCTTATTGAAAACGTGCCTGGCCTATTATCCTCTCGACGGGGAAACGACTTGCGCATCATCCTTCAATGGCTGGTCGAGCGCCGGTATGGCGTGGCCTGGAGGGTGCTTGACTCTCAATATTTCGGACTGGCCCAACAACGCAAGAGAGTGTTCATTGTCGGAAGTCTTGGAAACATGTGTGCAGCCCAAGTATTATTTGAGTCCGCGTGCGTGTGCGGGAATCCTCCGCCGGGCCGAAAAGCGAGGCAAAATTCTTCCAGACACCTTGCGCCATGCCTTAGAGCAAGTGGTTGCGGGACAGCAAGGATGGGAGACGCAAGGGGACAAGACCCCGTAGTTGCCATGACGCTCAATGCCAAGAATCGCATTGATGGAGAATCTGAAACTTTCATCCCGGGGAAGTTTACCCACACCTCGCGAGGCTTTAATCAAAAATGGGTGGTCCGCCGTCTTACGCCAACAGAATGTGAGCGGTTGCAGGGATTTCCGGATGGCTGGACCGCTTGCGCTGGTCTAACAGATAGTGCCCGGTATCGCATCTTAGGCAATGCCGTTTCAGTACCGGTCGCCGAATGGATAGGCAAACGTATCCTATCGAATGATGGTCATATCCCCCAATGGGGCAACTGCCCCAAGGCTGCCGACTTCAAATGACCGAAAAAGAATCTGAGAAAATGAGGCGTCTGGAGTTTGCTCAGGTATATCTTTCCTCCCAAACTAGGGCGATTCAGTCCATTCTCCGGGGGGAGCCGACTATATGGGTGCCGCCGCGCTTGGAGGAAGGAGAACTCACGCCAGAGAAGAGCCTTAAAGATGAGGAGCCACCTTAATAGTTATGCCGATTGCCTAGGTACTACTCAGAATCATCAAGCCCACGAAACTTTAATTTAATTTTTTTCTTTGTATTTTTCCCTCATAGTGAGTTTTTTCCAACACACCATTCTTTTTCCTACAAATTTTGTCCTTGCTTTTGCTTTTACACACGTTTATCGCTTTATCATGCAAGTAGATTTCGTCAAAACATTTGGGCCGACTATTCAAGACTTTATATGGTCCAATAAGACAATTACAGTATTAATTGCGCCTCTTGGTGAAGGGAAAACCTTCGGCTGCATAGCGGCTATGATAACCCACGCCAAGAAAGCGGGAGTTCCTATCCGAGTTGCAATCGTACGTGACACTCTGGAAAATATCAAACTCAGCATTGTTCCTTCAATACAAGAGTTTTTCCGGGAATTTTTCCCCTATTCCTCCAAATTTTACCGCTTCAAAAACGAATACAAAGAACTGACCATAAAGTTGCCGGGCGTCCCGGTTATTACTGTGGACCTCTTCGGGATTGACGATCCGGCTTCTCTGGAAAGGTTAAAGGGCTCCTCCGCCTACTCCCTGATCTGGCTAAATGAGCCCGCCCCCATCGCGGATAAGGCCAACGCCGGCCTCTCTGAGGACGTTTACAAGGTGGCCGTGGTCCGGGCCGTCCGCTACAAGGGCGCCAAAGGCCGGCTGATTGTGGACATGAACCCGGCGGATACCGAGCATTGGACGTACCGGGCCTTCAAGTTGGAGCCTGACGTCGATCCGGAGTTCCCCCTCATTCAGAAACAGGTCTGGCACGTGCCTTACGGGGAAAACAAGCATCTCAAAGAGGAATCCCGCCAGGCTGCCAAGCGCATGTATAAGGACGACCCGGCCAACTATGCCCGGTACGTCAAAGGCGAGTTTGCTACCATACCTCTCGGCATCAAGGTCACCCCGCAATACAACCGCAGTCGCCACCTTTCCGAGTTCCTTCTGGAGCCAGCCCCCGGGTTGGAGAGCTTCGCCTTCTTCGACGCCTGGGGCAACCCCTCCTGCGTCCTGGGCCAGATCACCAAAAACAACCGTCTCATCTTCCTGGACACCCTGCGGCTCCTGGGATCGGACATTGAGACGCTGCTAGAGCTTTTGGTGATTCCCATGATCGAGAGTCCCCGGTGGCGGGGTAAGGCCAAGGCCTGGCGGGTGGGCGGGGACCGTACCATGCTTAACATGGATCAGTCCTCCCGCCTGGAGACAGCGGCCAAAAAGGTCCTGCGGGCTTTCCCGGGCTGCACCTTCGAGGGCGGGCCCACCACCTGGGCCATGATCGAGCAACATCTGCCGAAGGTCCTCAGGGCCTCCGATGAGCGCGGCGAGCCCTTGATCCTCCTCTCTTCTGACAACAACCTCCTGGATAAAGCCCTGGGGGGCGGTTGGCATTACAAGGTCAATAACCAGGGGCAACGCGTCAGCACTCTGCCGGAGAAAGATGAGAACTCCCACGTTGGCGATGCTTGGGCCAACGCTGTCTGCGTGTTGCTGCCCTCACGGGTGAGCAAACTCCCCCGGGGGAGAGCCCGTCAAGCCGCCATGCGTGCGAAACGGCGGGCCAACAGCTACGCGGTAGGAGGTATTCCGGTAAGTGGACAGCAACACAGCGGGTTTTAGCGGTTGGAAGGAAGTCCAGTTTTTCGAGGGCAAAGACGCTGCCGGCAACATGACCGGGCGTCAGGGATACAGGAACATCGTCAACGGCGAAGCCTGTATCCCTGAGAACGGTTGGGACGGGGCCCCGCCTTACGCAACCGGGGACTTGGCGGCCTGCCGGCACAACTCAGAACTCTACCGGCAAAATTACGATCAGATCCGGTGGGACTAGGGGGGGCGCACCTATGCCGATGAAGAAAGGCAAAACCCAGGAAACCATCTCCGGGAATATCTCGGAGTTTCATAAGGGCGACACCTACGCCCATACCAAGGCCAAATTCGGCAAAAGGAAAGCCGATAAACAGGCCGTGGCTGCGGCCATGAACGCCGCTGGCCAGGACCAGGACAAGGTGAAGCACACCCCCACCGGGGGCTTGCACAAAAAAAAGCTGTAGGGGGGGGACATGGCTGAGGGTCCGAAAGCTGCTGCTCCAAAGGCAGACAAGGTTGAAGTGAAGCAAACCGACACGGGCAACCTGTCTATCCTGGTCTGCCAAAGACGCTGCCGGCAACATGACCGGGCGCCAGGGATACAGGAACATCGTCAACGGCGATCAGGACAAGGTGAAAAACGCGGTGGCGGGCAAGCTCGACAGCGTGGACAAGGCCGTCAATCCTTTCCGGAAGGTCAAGGATCAGTTGAATAGCGGGGTAAAGGGGTAATGCCTGCGGTCCCGGAAGATCCCACGCAAGAGGTCAAACGTCTCCGCAATCAGTTGGAGACGAAGGCCGGCGCCCCGGAAAAGCCCGAGCCCGAGCTTGACGAGAAGGAGCTCGCGGAGCGGGAGGAGGCTGCCCAGGCTTACGCCGGGGAGGATGAGGCCCACTTCGTCCGCTTCCTTGACGATTGCGTGCAAATGTCCGTGGACGCCATGCGGAATATCCGGCAGAAACAGCGGGAATGTTGGGACGTGTACCTGGAAAAGGAGCCCCCGAGCTATGCCCTCAAGGAGAGTTGGCAGAGCCGGGTGGTGGTCCCCAAACCCTTTTCTTCGGTGCAGTTCTTCCTCGCTATCGTGCGCAAGGCCTTTGAGCCGCAATTCCTCTCCATCGAGAACGAGAGTGACCCGGAAGCCGCGGAGGTCTGGCGCGAGCTCATGAACATCATGCTCTCCCGGAACTATGCCAACTTCCCCATCCAGTTTATCGACGCGACGGGCATGGGGGCCGCGGTGGGCCAGAGCATGGAAATGATCCCAGTGTGGCGCCCGGGCCGGGGCCTCGACTATATCCTGGTGCCCCCAGCCCTGATTCAGCGGGACCCGGATTCGGTGGGACGCCGGCCGCAATCGGGTATGTATTGGGTGCACCAGGAATGGATGGACTACCATGTCCTCAAGCAACAAGAGGGCCAGGGGATTTTAAAGAACGTCCCCTATCTCGGGCCGGGCACGAATTGGGCCAACCCCAAGGATAACCCCGACCTTGACCAGACGGAAATCCGCCGGCGCCAGGATATGCTCTGGCAGCAATCGGCTTTCCGCTCCAAGGTCCTGACCTCGGAATTTTGGGGCACGATCCTCGACAAACGTGGAGAGGTCCTGCTCCCCAACGCCACTTATACGGTGGTGGGGAACCGGGTGGTGCGGCCGCCCAAAAAGAGCCCGTATCCCACGCTGCGGTGGCCGGGGACGGGTTTCTCCCCCCTCCCCCACCTGCTGCGCTTCGATGGCCGCTCTCTCCTGGAGGGCATTACCTCGCTGTGGTACATGATGTGCAACCTCCTGGCCCTCCATGTGGATAACCTCAACTGGACGGTCAATCCCCCCACGGAAATCGACATTTCGAGCCTGGTGGATCAAGACGACATTGACGACTATCCCGGGCACCAATGGCTGACCCATGGCAGCGTCAACGGCCAACAGGTGGTGCGCACCGTGGACCGCAACAGCAAGACCGGGGACGTCCTCGCCAATATGAATTTTGCCGATCAGCGGTTCCAGGAAGGCATTATGATCAACTACGCCGCGCAAGGCTTGCCGGGTTGGAGACAACAGGTGACGGCCCGGGAGAGTGCGCAAAACCTGGAGCAAAGCATGACGGTGATGGGCCTCATGGGGGAGAACATCGAGGACGGGGCCTTGAACGCTATCGTGGCCGGGGCGGAAACCATCGCGATCAACATGACGTACCAGGAGCTTGCCGCCATGGGCGGGAAGTTCGCGGGGTACGCTCAAAAGTATGCGGACCCCTCCGCTCCCACCGGCCTCAGGCTCCCGAAGCTCACTACCGGGACCTTCAAGGTTTCCGGGGTGGCGACCCTGATGCGCAATCAGGAGGTCATTGACGCCCTCTCCAATGTGATCCTGCCCTTGTTCGACGGTGATAGGGGGAAAATCTTTGCAGCCTACCTCAAGCCTTATCAGTTGCTCCGCTCCATCGAGCGCCGTCTCAACCTCCAGGATGAGGGGATTGTGGTGGATGAGAATAAGGCTCAAGAGATTGATGAGGCACAGCAGGGCGCTCAAGATGCTGCGATTCAACAGCAGCGGGCCCTCGAAGCGGCACAGGTGGCCGCAAAAGAGAATGAGGCCCTGAAACACGGCGCCCTGGCGGATAAGGCCCACGGTGAGGCCGCGTCGGAACGCTCCCAGGCCGGCCTTTATGATGCCCAGGCGGGCGCGGCCCAGGCCCCTGCAGAGGTTGTAAATGGCTGACCACAGCATCCTCGGTTCAAGCGGGGTGGAAGTTGACTTCGGCACCGGCCGTCCCCGGGAGCCTGTGAAGGCAGAGGCCCACGCGAGCAAGGCCAGGCAGCGGCTTAACAACGCCGTGGTGGACGCCTGGACCCTCGGGGAAGAACTGCATCAGAACAGCCAGGTCTTGAGGGTGTGGCTAGAGCAGTACCGGGCTCGACTTCTGGAACTGGCCCAGAATGATCCGGTCTGCAAGGCTTTGGAGGCGCCGATTCGGACGCTCCGCCAGACTCTGGAATTTAAACCGCGGCTGGCCGAAAAGGTGGCCTTGAGGGCTTTGGGGCCACAGCTTGCAAGTATTATCGCTGATGATACTTAGGGGAATCTTATTATCGGAAACTCGCAAAAACTTTAATAAGGACTCACGCCGCCCCATTCGGGATACCGGCTGAGCATACAAAACAGGGGTTCTCCTGGGCGTCGGCCAACGCTTGGGGGACGCAAGCGAAATTGAGGGACGGCAATCCGGTGCCGGATCATCGGGTTGCCGTCCCTCTTTTTTGGCCCCCCACATGGCGGCCCGCAAGGACACCCGCCAGAGAAAGGACAGGGCATGGCAGGCGAAACAGGCAGCGAAACCCAAAATCTGGACACCCAGGTATCTCCGGAGACTTTGCCCCCACAGGACTTTATGGACGGGGAACTGGAGCATCCGGTTCTCACCGGTCACCCGGCCCTAGGGGGTGAGGAAGAGGTATCCGGCCCAGGAGAGACGGGGGAAGGCGACGGCGACGGGGGAGAAAAGGGGGAGGAGGGGGAAACTGCCGGCGGGGAAGCCGCCGCCGGGGAAACTATGAAACCCCCTGAGAAGGAGGAGCCCCCGAAGCTCAAATACAAGAGCCAAGAGGACGCGGAAGCAGCTTACCGGGAAGCCGAACGGAAGATGCACGAGGCCACTACCAAGGCCGCTGAGGAAACTGCGGCCCGGGAAAAGCTGCAACGCGAGCTCGATGAACTCAAAGCCAAGACCGCCGGGGAGGAAAAACCTCCCGAGACGCCGCCGGTAAGCCCTGAGGAGCGCAAGGCCAAACTGCTAGCGGTAGCCAAGACCGCCAACAAGAAGGCCCTGGACAAGATTGCCGAGCTTGACCGCATGGACCCGGACTATTCCGAGCAAGTGGCGGAAGCCTGGGCCGAAGCCAACGCCGAAGCCTTGATGGAAGCGGGCTTCTCTCCCTCCGGGATGAGTGAGGAGGAGGTCGGCAAGATCGTCAAGAAGCAGCTTGAGGCCGAACGGGAAGCTCAGCGTCAGAAGGATTATCAGGACGCTGCGGCCCGGGTATGGGACAAGGCCGTATCGCTGGCTGAAAAGGCCGGCCTGAACATGGGGGACGAGGACAGCGCCGACGCCATCCTCTTTGATCGGTTCGCCCGGAAGCTCCCGGAGGACTTGAAAAATAAGCCCCTGGAGAAACAGGTGGCTTGGGTGGTCGGTCAGGTCCGGTCCCGCGTGGGCCAGGCGGTCCAGACGGATAAGCAGCGGGAGGAGGCCGCCCGCCAAAACCAAACCAACAATGCGGTCCTGGGCCGGGGAAGCCATACCCCCAGGACCACTCAAAAGGTGAAGCCTGGGAGCCTCGACGAGGACTTCGCCGCGGTCCAGGCCCAACGCACACTTTAGGAGGTAAACCATGCCTGGTTCTGCCATGAATTGGGAATTTGATGCCGCCCTCGGCATCTATAAAAACCACCAGCTTTCCAACGAACTGCGGAGAGTTGCCGCCGGCGCCTGTATCGTGGCGCCCTTCACGCACCCGCACGGCATTACCTTCAAGCCCAACGCGGGCGAGGCCGTCAACATCATGCACATTGAACGGCTGCCCAACTCCCCCTCTTCCCGGCTCCAGGAGAACAACCGGATTCCGATTCGGAAACTGGCCTTCGGCAACCGGGTAATCAAGGTGGTGGAACTCGGGGAAGGCGTCGAGTTCACCAACCTCATGTACCGCCTCTCGAAGTTCAACATCAAAGACGAGCTTCAAAAGGCCCTCAAGGTCCAGATGGAGGAGGCCCTGGACACCGAAAGCGCCGCCGCCTTCCTGGACCCCGCCGCGGTGAAAATCCGCTTCACCCCCACGAGCCTTTCCACCGGGACCTTCTCCACCAACGGCACCCCGGCGGCTCTGGCGACTGCGGGCCTGACCTTCGATCACTGCACCATCCTCGCGGACTACCTCCGGGACACCATCCATTGCCCGCCCTACGAGGGGGACAACTACGTGGGGATCTCCGCCAACAAGAACCTCCGCTCCCTGAAACAGGATCGCTACTGGCAGGAATGGCACAAGTACCTGGGCAAAGGCGATTTCGTGTTCAAGGGCGAAATGGGGGCCACGGAAAGGATCCGGTGGGTGGAATGTAACCGGGCCCTGGCCTTCTCCAACGTGGCCGGCAACTCCGCCTACCTGGGCCAGGCCGTGGTGTTCGGTGACGACGCCGTGGCCCGGATCACGGCGGAAACCCCGCACCTGCGCCTGGATACCAACTATCAGAGCGACTTTGGCCGCACCCAGGCCGCGGCCTGGTACGGGATCATCGGCATCGGCTCCGTGTGGGATTCCGCCGACGACGGCAAGGCCAAAATCATCGCTATCGACTCCCTGTAAGCCGGGGAGAGAAGGAGGGACCTCAGTATGTATGGCTCTTACATTCGGAAGGTCGTGGATTCTTCCAATGACAATCACGGCATGGCTGCGGCTATCGCCCTGAACGCGGCTCCCGGGAATATCCTCACCAAAACCGCCCGGGAGCCCATGTGCGTCGAGCGGTTCGGGTTTGCTCCCACGGTGGCCTTCGACTACGCCACTCAAACCAGAAAGGGCGTCCTTACCCTCTACAAATACCCCGGGGGCGACACCTCCAAGAAGGTAGCCCTCGCCACCATTAACCTTGAGGACGGCGACGCGCCCGGCACGCAGTACGTGGTGGACGTGGACAATCAGCCGGTCAAGGCTGCGGCCCCCTACACCGGGGTTCAGAGCAAGAACGTGGCCGACATTGATCCCGGGGACCAGGTGGGCATCGAAATCACCACTCAGGCGGCGGGCGGCGCCGGCATCGCGGGCACCTACCAACCGTTCTTCTGTTGGCACGAACGGCCGGAAACCGAGAACAACATGGCGAAACTGGTCAACCGGACTCCGGTTAAGGCTACCGCCGACAGCAACATTCACGCTTAACCGGGTGGCCCCCGGGAAACCGGGGGCCTCCCTCTCAGGAGAAAAGGATATGGCTGATCTGGCAAAAGCCGATGTGGACGTGGCCCTGGCCGGGGGAGATCGGTACTTCTCCCTTGGTCCTCTCACCCTGACCCTGCCGGTGGTGAGCTTCGGGGACGGAGTGCTTACCTATCCCGCCAATGGCGTGCCCCTGCCGTTGGACGCTCCCTACGTTTTCGGGCTCAACAAGGGCGTCAAGGTCATTCAGCCGGTCTTTGTGGCAGGCTACATGGCGGTCTATGACCCGGATCACAACACCATCCGGCTCTATATCGGCAAGGGCGGACCTGACCCCGCGGCCATGGTGGAATTGGGCCACGAGGCGGTCCCGGCCTTGGTAATCCCCCTGATGGTACTTGGGGAATAACAATCAACAGAAAGGATAAACCGTGGCACAAAAGGTTTTCACCAAAAGTTTCGGCGTAATCGAAGTGGAACGCTCCTGGGTGGTGGTCCCCAAGCAGAATGAAGAGGGGAGCATCATTCGGCAGGGGGGCCACATCGCCCAACTGACCAACGGGGCCTTCGTCCACGTTACCGGGCTCCCTATCAAGTCTGAGGCGGAAATCAAGGCGATCCTCAGCACTCCGGACCTCCGGGCCGTCCGGGATGAGGCCCTGGAGTGGTTCCGCAACCGGGGCACCGGGGAAGAGGCGGCTCTGCCCAAGATCATGTTCGACAACAACGGCTACCCCCAATTCGAGGACGGGACGCCGGTGGAAAAGATGGACGACCTTTACAACTGCCTGCAGCCGGGCCCGGTCCTCACCGCGGCCATTATCGGCCTGAACAAGAAGATGGAGGCCGAAAAGTTGGGCCAGGGCCAGAAGCGGGACACCGCGCCGGCGGCCAAGCCGCCCACCATGGCGGCAAGCAAGAAGAAGCCCGCCGGCAAGAAGAAACCCCCGGTTCGGGCCAAGGCGCCGGAAGCTCCGCCGGCCCAGGTGAGCGTGTAAATGGCTAACGAAGAGGAATCTGTCGTCCATTGTCCGAACCCGCGCTGCGGCCTGGTGTTCCGGCCTGACCCGCGCATTTACCGGCAGGGCAACAAATTCTGCCCGGCGTGTGGGGCCGACCTGGATGAGCGGCCGCCCATCTTCAGGAGGGACTAATGGCTAAGAAATCCGCTCCCCTCGCCGTTCACGAAGTTGACGATTGGCATCGACGCGTCAGCTTCGACTTCGGGAAGGGGGGCATGAAGGAGCCCAAGGAATTCTCCGACCTGGCGGTGGATCAGGAAGTCACCGTCATAGTGAAGGGCAAGATCAACAGCTTCAATAAGAGCAAGGACAGCAGCAGCTTTTCCCTGCTCATGGATAGCGTTGAACTCCATCCCGTCCAGAAAGACGACATGGAGGACGCTCTCAAAACCACAAGGCGCAAGCTATGAACCTGGCGGCCCTGGAAAAAGAGCTAGCTCTTCATGTTACGGACAGGAGCTTGGCGAAGCACTTCAAGGATTGGATCAATAACGCCATCCTGGAGCTCGCGGCGGACTATGACCTGCCCACGCTCAAGCTCATGGACGCCCAGGAGTTCGACGTCACCGATGATAACTGGCTCTTCAAGGCTCCCGACAACTTCCACAAGAAAATCTTCCAATGCCGGAACGGGCACTTTAACCATGTGACCTTCCAGTTTCAGGGCCGGCCTCTGGACCTGGAACACATTACCCGCCTCAACCCGGCCCATGACCATATCGGGGAGCGGGTGCGCACCGTGGGGGTGGGCTACACCGGCAAGGACGCTTATATCGGGGTCCATCCCCGGGCCAATGACACCCTGCACCTGTGGTATTACCAAAAGCCCGCTCCGCTGAGCAAACCCACGGATGAGTGCGCCTGCATCCCCCCGGAGTATCACCGGCGGGTGCTCATCCCCAAAATCATCATTCAGGCCTGGCCCATGATTATTGACCAGGTGGAAGGCACCGATCTGAGGCCGCTCCAATGGTGGCAAGGCCAACTCAAGGAAGGGCTCATCGGGGTGCCTGGCGGTTCTATGGGCCTGGTGCCTTACCTGACCAAAATCACCGGGGGGCCGCGGCGTCGCGGCGGCCGCAATCCTATCGGCCCGGGGAGGTTTGACTTCGGTGGGTTCTATTAAGCCTTTCCGGATCGCCGGCTTCAAGGGCATGAACAACTTGCCCCGCTCCCCTGCGAGCCAGGTGGATCAAAACGGGCACTCCACGCCCACCTTCATCCTCAACGCCGACGTTACCGATGGCTTTTCGCTCAAGAAGCGCCTGGGCCAGAAGAAGGTGATCCCCCTGGCCGGCGCTCATTCGCTATGGGGCGGCTCGGTGATGTTGGTGGCCGACCCCGGGGCGCTTTACTACGTCCAGGGGGCCAAGCTCGTCAAGGTGGCGGACCTGGCGGGGCCTCCGGAGCCCTTCACTTACTTCGAGGCCAACGGCCTTATCTACTTCTCGAATCGTTGGAATAACGGGGTGTTCGACCTGTGGAAAATGCAAGTGCGGTCTTGGGGAATTGCCCTGCCCCCGGCGCCACAGGTGAGCCTCACCGACGACGGCAGCCTGGTCCCCGGTAAATACACCCTCACCTTCACCAATACCCGGGACCGTGACCTCTCCGGTAACGGCCCCCTGGTGCAAGTAAGTTGGGAAGGTGCTCCTCGAGGAATCAAGGTCCATAACCTCCCCCCAGGAGCCCTGTGTTGGATTACGCCCATTGACGGGGGCGAATTTCTCCTGGCCCCCCTCGATGCCGACGGCGTGATCCGGCGTCAATCTCCCCAGGTCCAACCCCTGCCGACGCTCCTGGAGAAACCCCCGCCGCCCTTCGCGCATTTTTCCTATGGCTTCGGGCGGATATGGGGGGCTCATGAGGATCGGGTAATTTACAGTCAACCCTATCGCCTGGAGGGGTTCATCCATTACTTCCCCTTCCACGAGGACGTGGTGATGATTGCCCCGGTCAGCGATGGGCTTTTCGTCAACTCCCGGACCTCCACTTGGTATCTGGACAGCGGCGACCCTCAGAAGGCCGTGGCCCGGCGGGTAGGCGACGGGGCGATCCCCGGGACCCTTACCTATGCCATGCGGAAAAGCCCGGACAGGATGGGCTCCCCGCACCCCGTAGCTCTTCCCGAGCCTGTTTGGGTGAGCCCCCGGGGAGTCATAGCCGGGGATAACCAGGGGCGGCTCCTGCACCTGACCGACACCCGGCTCAAGATGGACTACCTTTCGGCGGGGGCCGGCCTCTACCGGGTGGTGAACGGTTGGCCTCAGCTTATTTTCAGTTTGTTCGGCAGCCCGAGAGAGGCCGTGGACGCCACCCTCTCGGAAATTATTAACCGCGGCAACCTCTTTCCTTAGGAGGGTTACACAGTGATCTATATCACGAATACCGGCGAACTCTTGGGCCTCAAGGCTATCCTTAGCAGCCTGGCGCTCCGGGTGGGCCTCTATAAAAACGTGCTCAACCCGGACGGCAGCACGAACGTCCTCCTCATCCAGGAGCTTAACCAGGGCGGGGGACGGGGATATGCCCCCAAGGACCTCGCCAATGTGGTAAACGAAAGCGCCCTGGCCGGGGGCCAGTGGTATCTCTCCGTGGACAATTCCGGCAGGGGATCGGCCCAATGGTGTGATCCGGTGGGCGGGCCCACCAAACCCTATCTGGAATGGGCCTTTACCGACGCGGATGTGGCGGACGGCGTGACGGTTTACGGCGCCTTCGGCTACGCCCTGATTATCCCCTTCAACAACGGGAGCGCGGTGATCAACCCCGGGGACACCATCACGGGGGCCACGAGCGCGGCCACGGCTGAGGTAACAGCGGTGTGGCTCTCTTCCGGCACCTGGGGCGGCGGCGATGCGGCCGGGTGGTTGGCAGTCAAGAATCAGACCGGGGCCTTCCAGAACGGTGAAAACCTCCAGGTGGCGGCGGCTACCAAGGCCGTGAGCAACACCGGCACCCTCTTCAACGGGGACAGCCTCAAGACCCTGGTGTTCATGGAGGCCTTCACCGATCCCAAGGCCGTCACCTTAAGCGGCCAGAAACTGCGATACACCCTGACCCTCAGCATGGGGACAGGCTAATACTCCAACCGAACCGCCTAGGCGCCAGGACAAACCGCTAGCGGATTTTGAAGCAACTTTTAAAGGAGAAACCCCATGGCAAGTTTCGTGATCGCTACCGGCATCCAAAACGACCTCGCCAACAAGATGAACGATGATCTGGACAGCGGCAAGCTCCAGATTTATTCCGGGGCCTCCCCGGGGCCGAACCAAGCGGCTACGGGGGTCAAGTTGGCGGAGCTTACCCTGCCCGGCAAGGCCAGTAACTCCGTTGCCAATGGCGTTCTGACCTTTGGGGCTATCGCCTCACAGAACGCCTTGGCCGACGGCACCGCAGGGTATTTCCGCATGACCAAGGCCGACGGCACCACGGTAGTATGCGACGGTGACGTAAGCACGAGCGGGGCCTCCCTCAACCTGAACACCACGGCCATTGTGTCGGGCGGGCCGGTGAATATTACCTCCTTCTCCATTACCGCGCCGGCGGGGGTTTAGGCCATGGAATTTGACCTGGGCCTGGATATCTTGAATCTCTGCGCCAGGGTGGGAGGTCCCATGTCGATTCTCAAGGTTTACCAAGGCGAGTCCAGGAAGATTGCCCTTGGGATTTATGAAGCGGGGAGCCCTTTCCCGATCCCTGAGGACGCCCAGGTCATGGTGGCGGTGAAGGAACACGAAGAGGATATTTTCTATTCCTTCACCGTGCCTGACGAGGGGATCACCCGTTACGATCCCCCCGGCGTCATTTCCTTTACCCCCACCGCGGGGCAAACCAACCTCTACCCCGGGCCTTATGTGCTGCAGGTGAGCATCACCCGGGGGAGTGAGATTATCAAGACCGTGGTGGGGGAACTGGAAATCCTCCCGAGCGTGATCCCTTACGGCGCCGTGGGTGTGGGGGCGGCCCTGCTCCCCGCTTTGGAGGCTGAGGGTAATGCCTGAGCCATTCGAGAAAACGCCGAAAAACTGGCGGTGGAACCATAAGGACTTCAAGGACGTCTATGAGACAACCTATGTCAAGGGCACCATCACGGAATTGAAACGGAAGAAAGACGTTCCCAAAGAGCTAGTGATATTCGAATCCATGGCAAAGGTTGATTGTGAAGGGGCGGAAGCCGACGATTATATCCCTATCTTTTATAAACCCAAGGCAGGCTATTGGGACTCTGATGCTTACGAAGCGGAACAGGTCCAGGCCCAGGACTACGACGAGGATCAGGAGTGCTACAAAAGAGCTTGGATGAGTTTCAGGCCAGGCGATGAGGTATTGGTCCTTTGTATTGAAGGTAAGGCCAAAGCAATTTTGGGTTTTTATGACGGTTGCCCCAGGATTGGGGAAGCTGTT